TCACAACCGAATGGCGTGGCAAGTCGTATGAAACTAGGATTGTTGTGACACCTGCAATGTCTATGATGAATGACTACGCTAGGAAAGTTACTAAGAGTAAAGCCTATATCATCAACGGTATGGTTGCCTTTGAGATTATCGATGGAGATATACGGCCTCCAGTGTGGCTTACCGAAACACATGATATAAGGACAAAGGAGGTGATCCAGTGACAGATTTAGAACAGATAAGGGCTGAGATACTCAGGTTCACTCCAGTCCTTACTAGCGAGATACTACCGACTGACATCACACTGGAGATGATCATGGAGGTGCGAGAATGTAGTTATGACTCTGCTAGGCACACGGCTCGTAAAATGTTGGATAGTGGAGAGTATAAGAAAATATATGTAAAGAATGAAAACAACCATCGTACCGTTGTTTTTAGGAAGGTGAGAGATGACAGAACCAATCAATAGAGTTACACCGTTGACAGATTTCGACCTCTGGAGATCCCTGTATGCCCAGTGGGAAGAAGAACGAAGACCAATCTATATTGTGCGTGGTGCAGGTGGTACATCGTGGCTTGCAGTACAGCATACAAGTGGATCTATGGTATTTGATCCCCAGGATCAGGCGGCCTTACGTGACTCAACAGGTTTCCCCCGTTAGGAGCGAGAATATGTATGAAAGCAAAGATCAGCATGTCGTGATCTTTCTGCTAACCATGGGACTTCATATATCGAAGACCACGAGACAGGGACGTGGTAGGGTTACATTCCATTTCGATAAGAAAGATGCCATGAAGTATATCAAGCTGTGGACAAGTGGAAAGCCTGTCCCTGTTTCTGATATAAGAGATGTATTCCGTGCTTACGATGTATTCAATTCAGCAATTCATGATGAGATCTGATGGCAATAAAAAAGATATATGAACTCTCCGATATGGAGATAGAATTGCTCGAAGCTGGTATTGCTGAGCCGGACTATATAACAAATTACTTCTTCAAGCCGATTGGAGGTATTCCTTTCAACCTGGATGAGAACTTTGATCCAGAAGGTGCTTGGCAGAAGATTGTACACCACGCCGCCCAAAAGCGTGTCATCGTGGTCGGTGGGTTTGGTTGCGGTAAGACTTTAGGCATTGCTACCAGTGCATCAATATGGTGCATGCTGACTAAGGGGTTCAAGTTCATGGGTTGTGCCCCTGCCGCATGGCAGTCCGAACTTATGTACAATTTCGTAGTGGATACGCTTGGGAATGATACGGTCTTTGGCAAAATGATTTGGGCTAAACCCAAGCGTCCCTACCCGAGAGTGGATTTGAAGTTTCGTATTCATGGCGCTACGATCTCGTCATCTATGGAATTTATGTCCGTTGATAAGAACGCTAGTGCAATCCTCTCATGGGAAGGCGACTGGGTAAACATCGATGAGGCTGGTAATATCGATGACCTGGAAGCCACAATTATCAATCTTGGTTCTCGTTTGCGTGGTCATGCTGGTGGTCGTCCTCGCCTTGGTCGTATGAGTATGACTACAAACTCGTGGGATAATCCCGAACTGTGGTATCGTTATGACCTCGCTCGAGAAATTCCAGAAGACTATTTGAGCCTTACAGTAAGTTCGAGGCATAACCACAACATTACACCTGAACAACTGAAGTTCATGCTCAAGGATATTCCTGAAGATGAGCATGACCGCTTTATTGACGGAGCACGTCCCGAGGGTCGTGGTAGATACTTCAACAAAAATAAGGTGTTTGCTTGTGAAGATACCGAATACGGTGATTGGATACTTGGTCATACAAATGCTGGAGAGACAGGATTTGACATGACAAGAAAGCATGGTTGTGGTATTGTACATTTCGAGATACCTTATCAGACCAATCATTTGTATATGTTGCTAGGAGACCCAGGCAATGGCGATGCTCCCAATAGAAACGCCCCAGTGTGTCAGGTATGGGATGTCACTGACTTCCCGAAATTCAAAGCCTCCCTGGTCGGTTGGTGGTGGGGTACTGCCAATGGCTCGGCAACACCCTTCATCGTCCAACTCCTGCGTTTCATGGCAAAGTATGACCCAATCCTCACAGCAATCGACAATACAGGCCCTCAAAAGAACACAGCAGAGTTACTCAATACCTATCTACAGTCAGCACGTACTGATCCAGAAAAAAAGTTTGACTGGCTTGCCGATGACATTGATCTCAAAGGTGTTCTCAACCCACATATTGGAGGCTTTGACTTTAGCGGTGGCAGAAAGCCATCTTACTTGATTGCGGCAAGACTGATGATTGAGGCTGGTCTATTTACATGGCCTAAGTTCGTAAGCGGAATGAGGAGTCAACTAACAAATTATGATCCCGAAAAAGACGTGGCTGGCAAGCCAAAAATTCCTCAGGACATTGTGGCAACGTTTTGTATGTCGGCTTACGCTGTTCAAAGCTGGTTTCATATCGATCCTGCGTCACTGGTTCAGGGAGTGGCTGAAGCAGACCCGCACATACTTGAACAAATTATTGGACGAGAGACTAGACTCGTTGAGCGAGACTACAACTATGCCCGACCCTCCTAGGGATAGAACCCTTAGATTATTGGATAGATCGATGCGAGAGCCTTCAGCAAGACCCAAAAAGTCCATTTTTGACTAGAACTCGTACACGAGCTATTGACAGATTGATTTAGTTCATATAATATCTGACTAGAGTAGACGTAGAAGATAACTGTGTGAGATTGCACAGGTCTCTTTTACGTCTTTTTTATTGAGGAAATATGCTACAGGATCCATCATCGTTTATCAGAGCAATTACTGAAGTCAAAGCACCTCCGTTTTCTCTGCGTGATCTTCCTGGTTTTCCATATTCAGAGTATGCAGACAGGCTCAGGATATATACGGAACAGGAAAGCTGGTACAACGGAAGCACTCTTGACGCAACCGTGCAGAGAGCAGGCACGGAAGTTGAAGCTTATCCTGTAAAAATAAATCCTTTGAGAGCAGGTGTACAAAAACATACATTTGCTCTTTTTGGTGAAGTTGAGGAGGATGACCAGCCTCTAGTCTCCCCCAAGATGATTTTTACAGATGATAGAGAAAAGGAACTTGCTGATAAAGCCGAAGAAGTTCTGAAACAACTATGGTACGAGAGTAATGGTCGTGCCATTCAATGGCAAAATGGTGGACTGTCACAGGTGTATGGGGGATGCGTGTTCAAATTATCGTATGATCCTTTTGATACTCTTAGGACTATTCCGATCAGGATTGATATACCTCACCCTAAGTATTTTGTTGGCAAGCCATCGTCAAGCGATATGTTTCGTCTTCGAGAGGCTTGGATAGTACGCCCCATATCTCAAGAAGAGGCTTTTGAGAATGGGTACAAAGGAAGTTTCAAGTCACCACATGATGTTCCGTGGTTGATTGAATACTGGAGCAACCTAAAATATAACGCATGGGTAAATGATCAACCAGTCAAACGCTTCAATGGCAATGAGTGGTTTGACGTTTCCGGTGCCAATCCGTTTGGGTTTGTTCCTATTGTATATATCCCTCATATTCGCATCGATGGTTTTTATGGTGAGAATATGTTTGACCACGTAAAAGGGATTATCAAAGAGCTAAACCTGCGAGTAGCAGATTTTGGCGATGCTGTAAATACGGATGCTCACGCCTACATGGGCATGAGGAACGTACAAGGTTCACCCGACATTGTAACGCTTGCCCCTGGGGTAAACGCAATCAATTTAGGGAATGCACTGGCTTTAGCTGGTAATGAGTCTGTCCCTGACTTATGGGACTTACGTAAAGAAAGAGCCTCAGATGCTATGAACTTGTTAGTTGGCTCGTTGTATGACCAATATAGACGTGACGCATTTATCCCCAAGGTAGCCGATGGAGAGGACGAGGGTTCCCAACGGTCTGGCCTCACGCTTGCAATGAGAATGCTGTCATTACTGTGGCACACTCAGAGTGAGCGTGTGTTCTGGACAACTGGTCTCAACCTTATAAATCGGATGGCGCTCCGAATGGTTGCTATAAAGGAGAGTGCTAGAACCGGAATTACTATTGAGCATGCTTCCCTCAGGATGAAACAAGACTGGTCGCCTGTATTACCTCGTGACCGTGAAATGATTGTGAATGAGGTAGTAGCTCGAGCCGGTGCGAATTTAGGGTCACTACGTACATTACTGGAGATCCTTGGCGATGTTCAAGACCTCGATCAAGAGGAAAAGGACATTATAGATTTTGTGAAGAAGATTGCCGAAGCTCAAGCCGTACAGCAACCAGCATTCCCTGGTGCATCCCCTGGACGCAAAAAGGTATCTGCTGGTACGCCTACGGGTGGCGGTAAGACTTCTTCAGAGTAAAGGAAAAGGAAATGCCTAAGAAAGTTGAAACCCCTGAAGCGACAGAGGACACTGAGGTTGTAGATCCTCAGGAGACTCCCGTTCAGCCGGAGACTAATTGGGAAGACCGTTTCAAAGGTTTGCAAAGAACGTTTCAGAAGACACAGAAGAAACTCGAGGAACTTGAAGAGAAGGAAGGTACGCTCTTAGAGGAAGTTGAGACAACGAAACAATCTGAACGTCAAAGGCAAGCCGCATTGGACGCTCTCCAAGCTGAGAAAGATAAGGCTCAGGCCGAACTTGATCGTGTCAACGGAGAGCTTGCAACCCAGGAGACTAAGATTTTGCGCTCCCAGGTCATTATGCGAGACTTTCCTGACCTATCCGAGTTTGAAGTAAACGGGCTATTGCCCCAAGCTGATAACGAAGAGGATATGGTTGAGAAGTTTACTAAGTTTAGAAGTTCTGTACAGAGTTTGGTCAAAGTCTCTGTCGAGAAGCAGGTTACTGGAAGCTCACCCTCCGAAACGGTGCCTTCTGATAAAACCCCTACTCGCACAAAGGCCGAGATTTATACTCAGTTGCAAAACCTAGCTGGTCGCCGTGACCCTGATAGCCGTGTCAAATATAAGGAACTCTTAGACGAATGGGACGAATTGAATAAATAATAATTATTCTTGGAGGCTGACAAATGGCTACAATCGGAGACCTCGATCTCTATTATTCCGATGAACCATTTTCGGTGATGACGGAAAACCAACGGCAGTGGTTGGATCCAGACCTGATTGACATCTGGAGACTAAACTCGGTTTTTCGTCCACTAATCACGTTCACTCGGAACCTTGGTGACATTCGGGCGACTTCGATGACAGTTACTCAACTGCTCGATCCCCACCCCGATACCTCGCCTCTGTCACCCCGACAAATCTGGATGCCCTCAATGCACCTGGATAGTCGTGCTGTGGAAATCACTTTCCAGCACAATGGTAACAAAATTGCCTATCATAAGTATGATGACATGATCACATACTGGCGGCAGAACCGACAAGCAGGATTGCGCAACATTGCTCGTGGTGCCCTTGGCATTGCGGAAGTTGACATGAATGACTTGCTGGCTCGAAACGCTCTCATTGATGGGTCAATGACCACTGGCTATTCACTGTTTGGTAGCACTGGGTCGGGTGTTGACTTTACTGACATCTCTCCGTTAGACCTGTATGATCCCTATATTGGCTCAGACATTTGGCTCGGTATGAGCTATCGAAATGTCCCTGGAGCTATGGGGCCATCGGGTGCTGGTGGTAGCATGATTGCTTATACCAGCCCTGGTGTCATTCATGACATTCAGGAAAACGATGGATGGGTGGATGCCCATCACTACGCAAATGAAGTTATGCTGTTGAATTATGAGGCAGGTAGCTTCAAGAACGTTCGTTACGTTCAAACCCCTAAGTGTACACTTTGGAACTGCGGTGACATTATTGCTCGTGCGCCTATTTCACAGGCGTTGCATGCTGGTGATGGTGCTCCTGCACACTCAACCAAAGTGGATGGCACTTACAAAGTCGGTCAGCAAGGCGCAACCGTCATCAACTATATCCCTCTTGGTGCTTTCACAACTGGTGCCATTACGGATCTGGCTCTTGGCGACATTGTTTCAATTCATCAGACTACCACAAGCAATTATGGTGTTACTGGTGGCGTGAACTTCAATGAAGGCAAGCTGACCAATCGCCGTGTCGTGGAAATTGATACTGCCAATGGGCGCATCAAACTGGATACTCCTCTCCTGGTCGATTTCGATCTTGATCTTGGTGGAGGCACTTACGGTTATGTGACCTTAGGTCGTAACATCCACGCTACCATCTTCATTGGTGGTGAACAAGCCCTTGTCGCTGGTGTGGCACAGCAACCGCTGTTCTACGAACTTGACCCGATTGATGACTTCAATGCCATTTATCGCTTCAGCTTTGACCAGTACATTGGATACCAACCGTATCGTCCCGAAGTGATGGAAATCTGCTTTACCGCAGGTACCACACGGACGAAAGGCCCATCAAGGGTGCGCTAATGGCGATAACGTACGGCTCATTTGTTGAAAGAATATACCGTCAGCTTAGCGATGCTGATCAGGAAAACTACACTGAGGAAATTGTCTACGATGCAGTGGTAGCCGCTCATGGCGCTATACTGACGTGGGTTCCCAATTACAAGGATGTCGTTCTGACATCTGGCTCGGATGGAGACCTGCTACAGTTACCTAGTGATGTGTATGACATTCAGGCAGTTCAATTGTTAGGTGATAGTCTGAAGTTTCTTCAAAGAGCCTCGTTATCCTATGGCACCGCCCGAGGTAATCCCAACGCTGAAAACGACTGGTTAGAGAGTCCTAAGGGCTATCTATCGTTCGCTAAAGACCTGGATGAAGGCACGGAAGTTCGAGTTTACTATCTCGCTGAATGGGAAACACCAGCTAGTTCCAATGACAGTAGCTTTGTGCTTACTGTTCCTGGGTACGCCCAACAAGGCATGATTTATTATGCTATGGGAGTAATACTTAGTACGGTAATCATTGATACCTCCACTCTCGGCCCGTTTAGACAAAAGGTCGATAGTGGTACACCAATCCATAACCCTATGCGAGACACAGCAAACTGGTTCCGAAGTCTCTTCTTGCAGGAAATGAAGATGATGCCACCATACTCAAAGGCTCACGCATGACAGACGGAATGATCAAAGACCTGCTGGTAAACCTGATAGCTGATCACATGGAACAAAAGTTGATCACTGAGGTTTCTGGCGTAACGAAGGCTAAGGTAGTAAAGCCGTATCGTTTTCAGGAAAATCCTTTGACTGAGAATGTGTATTGCTGGATTGCTACTGGTGATCCGCTACAGGCTTTCGATAAGGATGTGATGCTTGGCAGTAGCGAGGCTGAAGATCTAGGTCTGAAAATTCCTCATGGTGAGATCGGAGGTGGACACCTCTGGTGGAGGCGTGGCACTGCGGCGTTAGGTTGTTATTGGGTAAGGGCACGTTACAGTCAGGAAGTTGCCGCTCAGTATTCTCATTTGATACTTGGTAGAGCAATGTACTGGCTTGAGCGTTCCCCTGTCTCTGGTACAGTTGATCAGTTTGGAGAACGTGCTTTGTATATGTGGGTCTACGGAAATACTTTTTCCGAAGGCGGTGGCAATGACCAGTTCTACTGGCGTGGCGACATATATTGGCAGGTTCTTACAGAAAGACCTTATTAGGAGCTAATAAAATGACTACCGTTGCACAAGCAGGTATTCTCGGTTTTGGCCCCTCTGCGGGTAAAGGGTCTGGCGTAGCAGTTGGTTCTTGGTATCGACACAAGGCAACAATGATCGATCTGGCAGTGCTGGACGATCAGCGACTAGGCCCTCCCGAAGTGGGAGGCCGACCTCTGCCTACTATCCCGTATAAAGCGGGTGTCATGGTGGGTGGAGGTGCGACTATCAATCCACGCTTGGAAGCGTCACTTGGCTGGTTGCTAGGTGGTGCTCTAGGCTATTCAACGTCCACATCTGGAAGTGGCGGCATTTATGTTCATGAGTTTGTGCTTGACCCCAACTCACCTGGGCTAGTCCCTTGGATGGGGTTCCGTAAGTACATTCCTGCGGATTTAGCCGCTAACAGTCTTGGTGAGCGATTTGATGATTGCAAAATCACCAATCTCGTCCTGACTCTTCCGAATGATGGGCTAGTTACAGCACGAGTGGATGCTGTTGGGCGTTTGTTTACGCTCGAGGAAGACCCGAATTGGGGTATCACTACTGGTTCTACTGGTGGTTGGGATCCCTCTTACGGTGAGTTCGAGGATTATACTTCAGTGCCTATTGGCTCTGATGTAGGTGGCTATATCAATACCCCTGCGTTTGGAGACCTTCCGGTTATCCAGGCTCAGGTTGGTATTCAGAATATGCCGCTCGATCCCCGAATGGAAAAAGTGTATGGTTCGCCGTACTTGGAAGATGTCACTGTTGTGTCTCGTGCAGTTACTCTTGACCTCACAGTCAAGTGGACTAATCCAGACCTTTACCAGCAAATCCTGACTGGCTCGACCAGTGGGACAACCTGGAGTGCTCAACCATTCACGACTTCCATGGAGTTCTTGACCAAATCCCCGAGCAACATGCCAGCGGAAAGCGTTCCATATATGCTGTATGTTCAAGTAACAGAAGCCATGCTATCCTTGCAGGGTGGTATCCAATTGGCAGGTAATAATGCGGTTCTCATGCGATTTACAGGCACAGCCCTGGATGTCGGTGGTGACTACGTGAAATACCAGCTTTGGAACCAGTATGCAGATTATACGTGGCCGACCTAAGAGGAGTGAATAAGATGCAACCAACTATTCGACATAAGCGTGTACACGCCCCTGAATGGGGTGATGGCGTTATCGATGAGGGCGTTTCTTTTCTGCCTAAAGTGTTGTGGTTCGAGTTCACGACTGCGGGATCAGGGTATGATGACTTCTTGTATGTTCCTGCTGGAACCTATATTGAGGAAGCCGTCCTGATCATCACGGAGGCCCTGGATACAGGTGCTCTCTTAGACCTTGGTACTGATGGCAATGACGATGCTCTCATCGACAATGGCGACATTACCGTGGACGCTGTGGGCGTGGCAGACTCATCTACAACCGCCGCTATGGGTATGTACTTCGAAACTGAAGACTTACTCCGTCTGACTGTGACGAACGATACCGCTCAAGGTACTGTTCTGCTCAAGCTGACGTGGTGGCAGGTAGCGGAAATGACCAACCAGGGTTATCACAACGAAATTACCGTTGGCGGATAACCATAACCCCCTATCCTTTC